GTCTGATAGGTCTTCGACCCGTAGGAGCGAAGCACCGAGGCTTCGTCGAGCGATACGGCCGTGAACTCGTTCGGATCGAGCTTGCCGTCGCGGACCGTCTCATAGTTCGTCATGTAGAGGCCGGTTTGGCCGGCTTCCTCGATGCGTCGAATGAACTTGATATCGACGCCGAGCATCTCGCCATCGCGGCGAAATTCCTGGCGGACGCCCAGCGGAAGAACGATCAGGCCACGGCCGGAAGTCTTCTCGCAGATAAGCCGTAGGACCTCGATCTGGATGACTGACTTGCCAAGGCCGAACGCAGCGAACACTGCCCGCTTGCCGCCGCGCACCGCCCAAACGACGATGTCGCGCTGGTGATCCTTCAGGATAGGGTTCACCTCGTCGGCATTTACCTGCAGGCCTGAGACCGGCGCGAGCCTAATCTTGTTGCGCAGGAAATCGCCGTAGGCGGCAGGCTCATTCCCTTGGCCGCTTCCGGCGCATCCAGTGGAGGAACTTCTCACTTTGAAGCCTCCCCCATTCCCACGCGCGAACGAGCGCGCTTTTTAACAGCCGCATGGGTGCTCCTCAGTTCGTTGCGTTCGGCGCGATACGCCTCCGCAGCATCTTCGTTCTTCCGGCAGAGGTCTATGTAGGCCAATCGCAGCGCGCGATAAGCAGACCCTGCCACGTCCTTCATTTCCCGGGTCTTGTATTGAAGCCTGTAAAGGTAGCTTTCGGGAATTCCGGTCTCGTCCGAAATTCTACCACGGACGGACTTTTCACGGTCTCCACGTCCCTTGAACTCCGCGTTCATGAGGGCGTCGTACCAATCTTTCGCCTCTGTCAGTGCCACACTTGTCATCTTTGCCTCGGAAACACGTTTTCCGGATTTGGAAACTCTATTGCCGTACATTTCGGGGTTCCCCGTGCGAGTGTCTCTTTGCGTAGGAGACACCGATGCCCAGGAACTTCCCTTCCGATGGAGAGGACGGCGCCGCGCCAACGGCTGCCGGTCCCTCCCAAGTCATTCCGTTTCGCAGGACCACCGCCGCAACGTCCGGTCCTGCCGCCGGTGACGCGCCCTCGTCGTCACCGGCAATCCCTCTCGGAGAAGCTGTTCAGGCCGTGGTCTTGAGACTGGCGAACAAGCGGATCCGGTTGAGAGTTGCAGGTCCCGATCGGGAGGAGGAGAACCGGGACCTGCGTTGAGTGCGGGGAGGAAATCGCACTCAATCCTTTGCGCGGTAGCCGTTCCGGCGAAACTCACGCTCGGCGAAGCCGGGAACGACCAGTGTCAGAGCTGCCATCCAGAGAACGGCGCCAGCGGATGCAATGAGGATGGACCAGGTCATGCAGCCCTCTTCTGATCTGAGTTTCGATTGGGTGGAGCGGCGCGGCTCACCTGGGCGCGATGGAAATCCACCCTGCCCTCAATGGTTCTTTGAGCTGCCGCGTCTTCTGATCTGGATGTCCGGAGGTATTCGCTCATGCGACTTCCTCCGCTTGCTCGCGCTGCGCCTTGAGGCAGGTGTGGCAATGGTTCGTGCCATAGCCGCCGCACGCTACTGGGTTCCGGCAGTTCGGCCGGAGAACGGATTTCGGCTTGGCGGTGGAATTCTGTGCCCATTTCACGTCCGGGCCAGACGACGTTGCAACAGGGGACGCGCGCTCCGCGCTGCCATCTACATCGATACCTCCTGCGTTGGCGCCGGCGACTTCCGCCTCGGCGCTGGGGGATGCGGTTTCACCCTGCGAGGCAGCGGCGATTTCACTGTGCTTGGTGACGATGTCGAGGCCGCCATCGGAGCGGCGCTCTTCGGCTTCATCGCGCTCGATCATGATGTCGACGGCGGCGATCAGAGCCGCGCGTCCGACTTCCGTCTGCACGCCGGCAGCAATCGTCTCGACGAGCTTGGCGCTGACATCCGCCTCGATGATCTCGCCCGTGATCGGGTCAAATTGTTCAATGTTTTCTCGTGCGCGGGCGGGCGCAGGCGCATGAGGGGATTTGCCCTCGTAGGCGCACAGGTACAAATCGAAGATGGCGCCCTGCTCCGAGACGGTGTCATGGCCCTTCTTCGCGACCTTGCGCAGATGAGCAACGACGTTGCCCATGGCGGTCTTGTCGAAGCCCATGGATTTTGCTTCCGCGTAGATGTCGCGGATGTCCTCGCCGATCGTGTCCTGCTCTTCCTTCAAGCGAAGGATGCGGTCGATGAAAGCCTTGATCTGCGTGTCGGAGGTCATTGTGCGTTCTCCCGAGCTGGGAAGAACTCTTCGGCCCTGAGCGGTATCCTTTTCGACTTTGCATACGCCAGCAGCGCGGGTGCGTCTGTCTGGGGGATCAACCCCCCGGTACCACCCTTCTCTTTCGGGTACATCCAGCGGTACACCCGGGACACGTGCTTGCCGGTGACCTCGGCCACCTTTTCGATGCCGATTTTGCCGATAATGGACTTTGCGGGGTCGAGATGTTTTTCGCTCATGTCGCGAAATTTGCGATTATCGCGACAACATGTCAATGGGGTCGCAATAACTATTTTGCGATGTTCGCGATGGAGTTTTTTGCGGAATCCGCGAAGATCGCCGCATGAGTGACCCACAATATGAACTGAAACAATGGCTTGCGGAAAAACTCGCGGCTCGCGGCGTGGCATCGAAACTCGCGGAAGCCACAGGTATGTCCAACGACAAGATCACGCGCTCGAAAGAACTGCACAGCGACGATCCTAAGAAGCGCCGTCAGATATCTCTCCAAGAGATAGAGGCGATGGCCAGATTCTTTGGGGAATTGCCTCCTGGCTTCGAACAAATGACGCGGTGGTTAGAGGATCTGCCCCCCGCCCCCACAGCCAAGCCGATGCCAAACGCGAGCTTCCCGCCGCGCTGGCAGCAATTCCCCGGCGATGCTTCGATTCCGCTTCGAGGGCACATTGCCGCCGGAGCCAACGGTCGGTTCATTATGAACGGTCAGGATATCGCCGCGGTTTTTTGTCCGCCCGGCCTCGAGGGTGTTGAGGGCGCTTATGCCGTGCAGATCGACGGCCGCTCCGGCGAGCCACGCTTCTTCCACGGCGAGACGGCTTGGGTGAACCCTCATCAGAAGGTCCGGCAGGGTGACGATGTTGTAGTGCAGATCCTGGAAGACGATGAGATATCAAGCTACCTCAAGCGGTTCGTTTCCAGATCCGCCGATGTGCTTCGCCTCTACCAGTACAACCCCGCCAAAGGCGAAAGCCACGATCTTGAATTTCCTGCGGACAAAGTTTTCAGCGTCCACAAAGTTGTGTTTCATGCGATGCTCTGAAGCACCTCGTCGCAGCGCCATGTTGGCCGGACGGTCAGATTGCGGAATGCCGGCGGCATCTTCGGGCACTCGCTGCAGCGGATCTTTCGGCACAACTGCATATAGTTGTGGACACCGAGTTCCGCGGCTTTCATCAGGTTCTCGAGGCGAAGGATGCGGGAATGCCCGCAATCATCGCAAGCCACGTACACGCTCTCAAGTTCAACGACGAGCCGCAAAGCGTCGGGGTGATCTACGGGAGCGTTACGCTGCATTTATCTCTCCTGCTGTGTTCTACGTTTGTTCGCATGAAAACAGCAGGAATGGAGCCGAGAGTCGAGTGGAGTTTATGAAATAATTCGCTTGCCACAACGGGTAGAGAGGCGAACCCCGGGCAGGCCCAATATATTCGGTGGCGAACAAATGGGCGAACTTATTGAAGGGGATGATGGGCTTCCTGCAGAGGATGTTGGGCCGTGGGCAAAGGAGAAGCATGACCTTCTCTGTCGGTACATCGACATATCAAAGTCAGCCCGCGCCAAATATTTAGGACCAGGCAAAGGCGGGGCAGCCTTTATCGACCTGTTCTGCGGCCCTGGTAGGTGCCGTGTACGCACCACGGGTGAATGGATCGACGGCGGCGCCGTCGCTGCGTGGAACAAAAGCGTGGAGGGACGCAACCCTTTCACAAAGGTTATCGTTGCCGATGCCGACCAAGTGCGTTTGGACGCAACGGTGCAGCGTCTCCTGCGTGCCGGCGCGCCGGTTATCAGCGTCTGTGGCCCGGCAGCCGAAACCGCCTTTTTCGCACTGCAGAGAACGCCACCATACGGGCTTAACTTCGCTTTCCTTGACCCATACAATCTCGAAGCGTTGGACTTCAAAATCTTCGAAACACTTTCCCGAGTGAAACGCTTGGACGTGCTTGTTCATTTGAGCAAGATGGATCTGCAGAGGAATTTAGCCAATAACCTTTCGGCCACGATGTTTGCCCTTGACGCGTTCGCACCGGGATGGCGAAGCGTGATCAACATTGAGCAAGCGCAGGGCGGCATCCGCACCGAGGTGATCGAGCATTGGCGCGATCTAGTCCAGAAAGTCGGGATGAACGCCTCTCGCGACGTGCGGTTGCTCAAAGGAACCCGTGGTCAGCATCTATATTGGCTTCTGCTTTTGTCCAGCCACGACCTTGCGCTCAAGTTTTGGAAGACGGCGGCCAATCCCGAAAAACAAGGCAACCTATTCTAGACTGATAGCGCCGGCATCGCATCCCACGTGCGTCCGCGATATGACCGTCCGGTCGCCTTTTTGTTCTTCCCGCCCCATTGCTTGAAGAAGAATGCCGAGCCGGCCTCTGAGCACATTGCGAAGATCTCGTCGATCCACAGCGGATCCATTGGCCGCGCGTTCGGGCCGGACTCACCCCCTACGATAGCCCAATGAATGCCGTTCAATCGCCCTGCGGCAACGGAACCTATCAGCGGTTCGAACGAGACGAAGCGGATTGCTGCAGGTACTCTGCGCAGCTCATCGAGCCGGTTGGTCACGCGGCCGTCCTCTACGCTCGTTCCCAGCCACACATTCGGCAGAACGTCGAAGCCATCGCGCAGAATATCAGCCATCCGATCCGGCCGCTTGGTCAGTATCTGGTATGTGTGGCGGCGGGTTTCGGCCATCGCTCGCCAAACTTTTCGGATGAACTCCACCGGTACGTCTGGATGGAATAGGTCGGACATCGAGTTGACGAAGACATTCCGTGGCTTTGACCAGGTCGATGGCACAGAAAGCGCGCTCTCGTCGAGATAGATGTCGCCCGTCCATTTCGCTCGACCGCCGCTCTTGCGCGTCAGGCCTCGGTACTTCTCGAGCCCCATGGCTTCAAGGCGCGCCGCCATTCGCATCGCGTAGCAGTTGGTGCACCCCGCACTCATTATCGAGCAGCCGGCCACGGGGTTCCACGTTGCATCAGTCCATTCGATTGATGTCTCAGCCATAGGACGCTCCCCGACCTTCAGAGGTAAGCGATAGTTGCGATTTAGTTAAAGATCGGTTGCGCACCGCCCAGTCTCTCCCACGCCGAACTCGTCTCCGAAATCTACACGCCGAGAATCTGCAAGCCAAGTCAATTTTGCGATATAGCGATAATCGCAAATTAATAGGTTGACATATTTTGCGATAGTCGCGAATATCTCTTCATCAAGACGCCGAGGACACACGGCCACGCGGGGAGATGAAAACGATGGGCACGATGGTTACCCGATACAGGATTGAGAATGAGGTAGGCCGCGTCCTGACGGTCGAAGGCTTCTTCTCCTACGAAGTCGACGACGCTCTGCAGTTCCGTTGCGAAGACGAGGCAAACGAAGAGGCCCGCTCCTTCCCAGGCACGACCGTCGAGCGCTTCGAGCGCTATTCGACCTTCCCCGACTTCGTCTTCTCCGAAACCGTCTCGATCGAGAGGAACGCGGCATGATCACGGCAACGCAGCTCCGCGACTTCGCTTTCTTCCTCTCGAACACCAGCAGGTGGGAGCTTGAAAAGGCTGGCATCATCACACCGGGCCCGAGCGGCGACACTGCCTGGAAGCGCTTCAACAACGACTTCGACGTGTTCGTCATCAAGCTCTCCGCCGAGAAGCTGAAGGCCCTGACGGACATGATCGCCGGTTATCTGCAGGTGAGCGAATACTCCCGCGAGCAGGCGGCAGTGGCGGCACGGAAGGTTGCGTGATGACCCGCCCCGTCTCCTACGCCTGCGATCCCGGCAATCGTTATTGCGAGTGCGGCCACTGTGCCCTCCCGCCGGCGCGCAACATCGATCTGGACGCGGTCGCCAACCTGAACCGCGCCACCTCCGCAACCGCGACTTTTCTAATTCTTCTCTCCGCCCTTCTCGGCCTGATGGCCGTGGGGCTGCTCAACACCGAAGGGGCCATGAAACGCGCCGCCATCATCAACCAGGAGTCAATCGTATGGAAATGACAGATATCAATCCTTGGGCGTGGTGGCAGAACGCCCTGGCCGGCAAGATCGGCCCGATGCACGAGGGCCAGCCGGAACAGGGCTATTACCGCACCCGCTTCAAAGGCGGCCAGTGGGAGCCGGTGGCGATCTGGCGCGGGGATGAAGGCGAATGGCTGGCGATGCGCGGCGAGCGCATGGTCGATGCCGCTGACGCTTGGAACTTCTGCCGCACGCACCCGGTCAGCTACGAGGCCTATCAGCAGGCTATCGAGGGCGCTGGCTGGGATGATGAGCCGCCGGCTCCTGCGATTGGCCACAATCTTCCGACCGATCCTTTCGAAGCCCTCAAGCTGGAGTATGAGGCCGAGAAGGAACAGGCCGAGGCGTTCATGAAAACGCCCGTCACGACGCAGGATCAGGCCGACAAGGCCGCGATCTGGTCAAAACGGCTGACCGCGATCAAGAACAAGGCCACCGACCTGCACAAGGTCGAAAAGCAACCGCACCTCGATGCCGGCCGCAACGTCGACAACAAGTGGCGCGGCCTCAAAGAGGATCCGGACACGCTCGCGAAGAAGCTTAAGGCGCACGTCACGCCGTTCTTGCAACAGCAGCAGCGCCTTGAGTTCGAGCGCCAGCAGCGCGAACGCGACGAAGCCGAACGGAAGCGCCGCGAGGCCGAGGAGTTGGCCGCTAAGGCTGATGCCAGCGACACCGCCGCGCAAGCCGCCGCAGAACGCCTGCAGCAGGAAGCAGCCAAACAGGAGCAGGCAGCAAAGGCGAAGAACGCCCAGGCTGGGCGCACCGGTGCCCGTGTCAGCCTCCGCACGTTCCTATCGGCTCGCATCGTCGACTACGACAAAGCCCTCAAGGCCTTGGGCAACCATCCGGAAATGAAAACGCTCGTCGAGACGCTCGCCAACCGCGCTATCCGCGCCGGTGTCGACGTTGATGGAGTCGAGCGCATCGAAGAGCAGAGGGCCGCATAATGACCGACACAGATTCTCTCTACGTCGCTGCGGTCAAGTTCAAGTGGCAGAAGGACGAGAAGACCTACGATTACTTCATCCCGACCACGTTGACGGTCAACGTCGGCGACAAGGTTGTCGTCGAGACCAAGCGCGGTGAGACCAAGGTCGAGGTGATGGAGATCAAGTCTTCATCCGACAAGGCGCAGAAGGCGATCCTTCGGGTGGTGGAAGACCTGAGGACCGACGAGGAGCGGCAGGCCAAGCATTCCAATGGACAACCCATGTTTTCGGAAGACCGGACGATGCTCGATGAAAAAGGCAATCGAGCGATCTTCGACGACGTCGACCGCTAGGAGAACCCCCATGAACGCTTACGTTCCAGCACTCACCGGCGGCGGCAATGTCATCGCTATCGTTCCCCAGACCTTCGAGGAGACGTTCCGCGTGGCGCGCGCCGTCGTCGCTTCCGGTCTCGCGCCGTCGGCGCTCATCGGCAAGCTGACCGGCGACGATGCCGCAAGTGCGGTTGCAGTCGCCATCATGTCCGGCGCCGAGCTCGGTTTGAAGCCGATGGTAAGCCTTCGGAGCTTCACGGTCATCAATGGAAAGCCGGCGCTTTACGGCGACGGACTGATCAACGTCGTTCGCATGTCTGGCCGCGTCGAGTATTTGCGCACCGGCTGCGACGATGTCGGCGGCAAGCTCGTCGGCTTTTGCGAGGCGAAGCGGAACGACACCGGCGAAGAGAAGCGCGTCGAGTTCTCGCAGGATGACGCTGTCCGCGCCGGCCTCTGGCAGACCGAGGCCATGGTCACGAAGTGGAATAAGTGGGACAAGAAGAACGAAACGAAGCCGAACGATAGTCCCTGGTACCGCTTCCCTAAGCGCATGCTCGCGTGGCGTGCCGCCGGCTATTGCCTTCGCGAACTGTTCGGCGACGTCCTCGGCGGCATTCGCGATGAATTCGAGGTCCGCGAGATCGACGAAGTCGAGACGATGCGCGACATCACGCCGGCGAAGGCTGCCCAGCCTCCAAAGCCGCCGGTACCGCCAGCGCCGCCGGAAAAGGCATCGAAGACCATTGAAGCCGAGCCGGCGGTCGAGGATGAACCGGCCTTCGATCTTGGGGATTTCCTGGAGCAGTTCGAAACGTCGCTCGCCGGCGCCAAGGATGAAGTGGAGGTCGAGGAGATCTGGACCGACTTCGACGCTCCGGCCGTGCTGGAAACGAACGGCCACACCGACATGATCGATGCTGCCTTCGCCATTAAGAACCGGCGGCTTGCGCAACTTTCGCCGTTGAACGGTGGCTAATCATGCGGAAGAAGGAAAAGCCGCCGCTGATCCAGGCGATCATGACGCCGCGCGGCCTCCGCGCCCACACCCAGGACGACGCCGAGAAAATGGCGTCGATCCCGGAAGGCCAGATCTTCGAGATCGTGCCTGTCACCAAGCGGTCGGATCGGCAGCTTCGCACCTATTGGAAGGCCCTCGGGCTTGTCGTGAAGGTGACCCAGAAGTGGTCGAGCGCCGAAAACCTGCATCGCGACATCAAGATGACGCTCGGCTACCGCGAGCAGGTCGTGAACATGCGCACCGGCGAGATCACGCTCGTCCCGGACAGCATCGCTCTCGACAAGATGCAGCATGAAGAATTCTGCGAATTCATGAAACAGGCCATGGCGCTGATCGCCGACACCGTCGGCTTCGATCCGCTGGGCTTTCTTGCAGAGGAGCGCGCTGCATGACCGAGGCTCTGAAGCACACTCCCGGGACATGGGCATGGTTCGGCAACGCCAGCAGCAACCATGTCTACCTCGCCACCGTTCACGGCGGCCGTCGCTATGTCATGGACTTCACGCGCTGGGGCATGCGTGGCGCCCAGCCTCGCTTCCAGCCCCGCGAACGTGGCGGCATGATTGATGCCAAGGACCTGCTGCAGTTCGAGGTTGGCGATCGGTCCATAGTCGGTATCGAGGCCGCGAAGAAAGACGGCAGCGTTTATCGCCTCGACGTGCGCGGCATTGACTGCGCAGACGCCCGCCTGATTGCCGCTGCGCCTGAGCTACTGGATGCTCTCACTGATTTCGTCATGGTCTACGGCATGAACAATGCTGAGCCGGAGGAATTGCGGACCGCGCTCGGCAATATCGTGGACAAAGCCGCGGCTGCGGTCCGCAAGGCGCAAGGCGGTGCGGCATGATCAACTGGCAAGCCACCGCCTCCCACGTCATCGGCGAAGTCCATCGCAACCTCCCGGCCGACGCTGACCTCGCTACCCGCAAGAAGGCATTGCGCGCCGCTCGCCCATGGGAATTCGCCTCGACGAGCTGGGGCAAGAAGGTCTGGGCGAAGCACTCGCGCAAGTATCTCGAAAAGTACGGTATGCCGCCGCTCAAGGCGAAAACCGTCGAAGATCACCTTTCACCGCTTGAGCGGCTGATGGAGAAATCGAAAGGCGCAACGGTTGCTTTTGGCCTCGAAGCTCAAGGTCACATTCCGACGATCGAGACCGCGATTTCAGAAGGTGCCGACTGGCAAGAGATAGGCCGGCGGATCAATTGGGACGGTGAGACGGCAAGGGCGTACTACGAACGATACCTTGCCCGGAAAGGCGGTGCAGCGTGAGCATCGACGACTTCCACTCAGGCCGCACGATCAAGGCCACCCGGAAGCAGCATGTCTGCGAACAGTGTGGCCGCAAGATCGAAGTAGGCTCCTCCGCGCACTACGCGGCGGGCAGATTTGACGGCTATTTCTACACGCAGCACGTTCACATCGAATGCCAGGCGGCCGCGACGGCATACGCAGAGCTCAACGGCTTATGGGGAGAAGACTTCCCGTGGTTTCAGCACATGGACCGCGACGTCGACTGGACCGGGTGGCTCCTCGAACATCACCCGGTCGTTGCAGAGCGGCTGAATATCGAGTGCGAGGAAGACGAGGTGGAAGCATGACCGGCGCCGTCCGATACTTCCACGGCGGATTCGGAGGCCTGACCGTCGGCCAGTTCGTTCTGCCGCCGGCAAAGACTCGGGCGCCGTCTACGGCCCGCTTCGGCGCGGCCGGCGTCTGCAACACCAGCAAGGTCTATGTCTGCACCGACATGGACGGAGCGCTGGTCTACGCCTGCATGCACTTCTCCGGCCGAGGCAAGGTGTACGAGGTCGAGCCGATCGGCGATCTGACGCCAGATCCTGACGCGGTTCGCGCCGGGTTCTCCTTCGAGTGCGACAAGGCTCGCGTGCTGCGCGTGTTCCGCGTCCCCGGGAAGACAATCAAGCAGGTGCAGCGTGAAATGCTCCGGGAGGGCGCGTGATGCTTGCTGTCATCAATTTCCTTTCCGTTTGTGTCGCCAGCGGCCTCATCACCTCTTCCGTCCGAAAATTTCTTGAGAAGAAAGACGCCACCGCGGCCGTCCGGCTGGGGATTGGTCTCTATGTCCTCTTCCTCACTGCAAAGGTCATCGTTCCATGAGCGCTTCCTTCGACAAAGCCTCGATCATGTCGACGCTGACCGACGGCATGAAGATGAAGGCCCAGATGATCAAGAAGGGCATCAGCGCCGCTCGCGTCCAGTGCCCTCAGTGCGACGGTTTCCTTCATGCCCGCCTGGCCGGCCGGAAACAGCATCTTCGCTTTTGGTGCGACGGCCCGTGCAAGCGCCAGATGATGGAGTAGCCTCATGGCCTATCGCATCGCCAACTCCATTCGCCCAGATCCGACACCAAAGCGAAAGCCGACGAAGAACAAAGATTATCTGGCGTTCATCCACGAGCTGCCGTGCTGCGTCTCCGGGCGATATGGCGTCGAGGCTGCGCACCTGTCTTGCGCGGCGCCTCGGTACGGCCACTACGGCCGCGGAAAGGGCAGCAAAGTTTCCGACCGTTGGGTTCTGCCGCTCCATCCGGACGAGCACCGGCGCCAACACGGCATGAACGAGGAGCGGTTCTGGCGCGCCGCCTGGATCAATCCGCACGTTCTCGCGCTCACCATTCACGGTCTCTGGTCCGACATGGGCGACGACGCGGCTCCATTCGCAACTGCTATCATCAATCAGACGTTGGCCGACGCCGGCGCGCTTCGATCGAGGGACGAGGTATGAGCACCGACACGCTCGACATGTTCGCAACCGAGCTGAAGTCATCGGCTATCATTTCGGAATGCGGTGCCTACCGGTACCGCCTCGAGCGCCAATGGGACGGCGACAAGCCCAAGATCGCCTTTCTCATGCTGAACCCGTCAACGGCCGACGCCAGCCAGGATGATCCGACGATCCGCCGGTGCATCGGCTTCGCGAGGGCTTGGGGCTTTGGAGGCTTGATCGTCGGCAACCTCTTTGCACTTCGCTCCACCGATCCGAAGGCCCTGTACGATCACCCTGATCCAATCGGACCTGACAACGACCAGCACATTCTTGCGATAGCCAAGAGCGCCCGTAAGATCGTTTGCGCGTGGGGAACCCACGGCTCTCTTCATGACCGCGGTCGCGAGATTGCCGAGCGGCTAGAATTCTTTGACCTGATCGCGCTGAAAGTGACAGCAGACGGGCAGCCAGGCCATCCGCTTTACCTCGCTGCCGACACCCAACCCAACTCGTATTTTGCGCCATGACAGTTACACCAGACCTCACCAACGCCACCCCCG